GTCTTGTTCTTACTTTTCGTCATAGACTACTTCTTTTGGTAAAATTTCGAGACTCCCCCCGATTCAAGTTCTTTCCTGAGAGTTTCAGCTGTTTCGGCTAAACCAAGAAAGCAACCCGTGCAAAGAATCGTCCGAGCGTCACCTATTCTAAGGTATCTCTTTGGCGCTTCGGCAGGATATATGTAGCTGCAACCTACACACACCCAGTGGGGGATTGGTATCGGTTTACTCTTTTCCATAAGATTTCGGAACAATGGGCTTACGTCAGTGGGCCGCTCATGATAGCGTAGCCGGCTGCTGCCAAATGGTGGTTTTCAAACGTCAGACACGCCTTTACCCATGCCTGGTTGAAGGGGAACCACCACCCCATATGCACCCAACTGGGTGACTCACTTTGGCACCTTCAGGCCAAGCTTCTTACACTGCTTAGCTTGAAGCTTCTTCCAGTCCGCCAGGCGCGACGGATCCTTCGGAGGCTCCCAGAGATCTGGCCGAGTCTTATCAAACGGCTTAGATTCCGGCTTTGGCGCAACAAACGAGCCCGGATTCGGCTTTTGAACAGCCTTACGCTCAGATTTGAAGGTGACTGACTTGGGCAGTTCAATCTTAACCCCTTTGTCATTCACCACGGGCACGCTTCGCTCAGCGGCTTGGAACTCCGCGAGCTGGGCCTCCGTCACAGAGACCACTTCCTCCTGAGACTCACTGTCCTCTCCGTCGTTTCTGACGACGGGAGATTCAGTGGCCTCTTCCTTGCCCTTGGCAGCAGGGTCCGACGGGGGAGCCGGCGTAAGCATTTCGTCGCCTACAACGCACACCACTTTACTAGTCGAAACACTTTCGACATCCGGGGTGCACAACGGAGCTCGCAGCAACAAGCCTGCGTCTTGTTCGTACCAGATTTGGCCAATCCAGTCTTCGAAGCGCTCAAAGTCAAAGTCGGGGATGTCCTCCATGAACTGGTCCATCATCCATCCACTGTCCTCATTGGGCCAGTTAGACTCGAGCGAGTGCTTGCCGTCCCACGGGGCCAGCACTCCGTCCACGCGCTCTCCAAGCAGCGAGTGGGCCGCCATGCAAATCTTGCCAATAACGGGCGAGTTGCGGTCCATCCGGTAGTACCCAGACACCCGCTCTGCAAAGCGTTCAATCGGATTGAGCAAGTTTGTTGGCCCGATCCACAACTTCGACAACAACCGCTTCGGGTTTGACATCGAATTGTAGTCTCCATTCCAAACGTCCGGTCCGAACCAACGGTTCAGGAAGTTCACACCTCGCTGACCACGGTACACGACATTAATCTCATAGTCCTGGCCCATCATTTCCGCGCTCTTCTGCAGAGCTTTCGGACAGACGGCGCCCTCCAGGCTATCATCTCCTCCATAGATGCCCAAGCTGGCCCACGCCTTCTCGGGACTGCACTTCTCGCCATCCACTACAGTGTTGCGCCATGCGCAGTAGCCAATGAACATCGAAAGCAGGGAATTAAAGTCGGAAGTCTCGAGAGTGCCGGAGCCTCGCGTGTAGAAAGACGCATAATGCCGTCCTCCAGCGGTTACTCCTGGCAGGCCAATTTGCTCATCCAAAGTTTCGTTCAGCTGGGAATACCATTCCGGCCGATAGAATCGAAACATGATAATGCGCTCGAGAACTCGTGCTCGCCGCGTGACGTGCCCGTCAAACCGGGATCCATCGGCTAACACAGAATGACTCGCGTCCTTCAATATGTCCACAATCATTTCCGCTTGTTCTCTGGGCACCTTGTTGAATGCGTAGTGCTCCAGTTGGGACATGACTTGGTCGTGAAAGGCGTACATGAAACGCGAGTTCTTCAATTTTGCTTCGGGGGTCACAGTCGTAATATTCCGAGGGTCGGTAACCTTTTGGTACCCCTCAATCTTATCGAATGTGCGAAACAGCTTCTTGTACCAGGGACCCGACTCTTCGGCTTGGTCAAGAATCGACCGCTGAGACGGCCGATCTTGTCGAGCATGCACCTCATCGTGCTCGACAGGAATCCCAGTGTGCGCAATTTCGTCTGGCACGACGAACTTCGCAAACTCGACCATGTAGCCGGCCATACTGGGACGAATGTCCTCCTCAAATTTTCGAGCCGTGAACGCCTCTACTCTTCCCGTTATGCACTGATTCTCCGAAGCGAGATCAGACGCGTGCACATAATTCGGGCCGATCAACGGGGATCCGAATCCGGAAAGAGGAATGCGGCTCTCATCGCCATACTTATCATACCACACGGGAATGACGCAGGCCGAAGGAGGATGGACCATGGGAGGAAACAAAGGGACACCGTCGCGGAGGTAACTCGCGATAATGTCCGCTTGCCCGGGCGCCAAAGTATACGTCGGCATCCCG